CATAGTTTCCATTACTTTTTAATGAAAGACCCCTTAAATCAGCTAAATATTTTTGAAGATTTATATCTTTACGTCCAAAAAATAAAGTATCTTGAAGTAATCTATCGGATAATATACCATCATTATTTATATAAGGTAACCACCCCCACTCAAGTAATACAGTATATCCAGGTCTCATGTAAAGCATCTCTAACATTTCGAGTTGTTTTACATCCCAACATTGAAAAGTTACAGTAGCTTGACGTAATGAACCATAGGCACCTTTATTTTGAATAGATAAATTAGTTATACCTGGCATTGGACGAAGACCAAGTACATTAGGTTCGATTTGATTTAATGATTTGTTGTAAATACTAGTATCATATCTTCCTAAACCCTTAGTTCCTATTCCTTCTCTTTGTTGATTACCAGATAATAAAGCACCTCCTAGTAACACATTGTCTGTGGCCATTCCATCAGCACTTACTCGGCCATTAAATTCTACATCAACACTAGAACGTAATTGTATCCAAGCAGTTTTAGAATTTAAATATGTTACATCCTGAGTAGTAAGTAATTCTTTACCAATTAAATTTTGGCGTGCTTCTAATTGGCCCTTAATTGCGGGAGCAAACGGTTCTCTAAATATTGACATAACATTTATATATTATTTTCGGCATCAAATAAATCTAATACAGCATTAATATTGGTAGGTATTCTTAATTGAGTACCTGGTATAGGAAATAAAGATCCTTTAGTGACATTATTATTAGCTACAGAAATAACCCACCATAATTCCGCATTATTATAATAACTATAAGCTATAGTATCTAAACGATCTCCTACAGTTGTAATAACATACACATCAGAATCAGAAAATGGTATTTGAGGATAATTTTTTCTCCTGTAATACGGTTTTCCAGATAAAGTGTATTTTATTTCTGAATTATTATATCTCATAATTATTTATTTTAAAAATCTCCACCGGCTCCTCCACCACCAAAATCACCACCACCATATTTTACAGGTTTTGTCGGTTTTTTAACCTCTCCTTTTCCTTTTAGTCTTTGTTGTTTTACTACTCTAGTTGAATCTATAGGGATCTCTCTAGGTTTAGGGGGTGGAGGAATAACTGTAATTTTTGGTCTTTTTATTTCAACTGGAACTACTTTAGGGATTACTGGTTTTGGAATAGGAAGAGGATTAGGTTTTGGTTTAAGCTCTTCTTTTTTTTCTTCTGCAAATCCTACTACACTATCATCAACAATAGTAATTTGGAAATTTGCTTCAAGTAACATAGCATATGCTAAATTACTATTACCATCAACTCCCCAATCCCAAGAAGCATCATCAGGAATACTAACTGTTAAGTTGTTTATGATACAAGCAGCACCATATAAGTAATAACCTAAATTGATTCTAGTTAATATACCTCCTAAACGATTATTTGAATATTTACCTGCTAATCCTTTTTGCAATAACTTTAAACGATCATGTTTTGTTTTTAATTCGTCAGGTTGAAATATGGGAATCATTAATTTAAAAGTAGCTGTTTTTCTATAGCTATTAAATGCATATAGAAACTCAGATCTACCATTATACTTTATATCATCCCAATTGCTATTATATGTTTCACTGTACCCAGTTACATATGCAGAAAATGGGAGCACATTTAATGCAGTGCCACTAAATGGATCTATTTGAGTAAATATTACTTTTAATATATCATCATCATTTCTATCATATACATCTTCTAAATTAATTAAATTATAATTATAATCTAAATAATTATTAGAAAATTCAGTTGGATTACGATTAATTATACCATCAATATCTTTAAATTCTTTATTAACTATACCTGGGTATACATTATAAGTTGTTGGTACTCTAAAATCGGTTTGATTGATTTTATTTGTTATTAAATCGTTATATGTTTTATTAGAGGTTTTTGGTAAAAAATTATTAGTAGTTTTTTGAACATCTTCTTCAAATACTAATATTCCTTCAACACGACTAGATACACCTTCAGAAACAACATCATAAGAAGCAGTAATACTAGTTATATGATCTAATGGAGTAGATTCCGGTATATCATATCTATTTTGCTCATTTTTACCTGTTGGATCGAGATTAAGAAATGTGTTTATTGGATTAAAACTTTTATCATATTTAAGTCGTTTTGTAAATGATGATGTGGGTTCAGTATCTGGGAGAATATAAAATCCATTTCTAGATTTATTTGATGAAATTTGTAAACTTTGTTCTAAAGATTGTGAATATGCTCCTTTCCACTCATTTTGTGAATCTAATCTTTGATCTTGAGAAAATCTATAATTATATTGTTTAAATATACTGTCTTCTTTTGAAACATAAAGTTTTATATCTGAGTCTATTGCTCTAGATTTATCAGAATTTATATTTAATGATTTTCTAATTTTATCTTTATCCGCAGTATATGTAGTTCTACGAATAGTAGTACTACCAATTCCATAAAATGATCCAGGACCACTAATATAGCTATCAATTACTGTTTTAGATAAATCTGAATATCGATTATTTTTAAAAAAGTTAACTCTAGTATCAGTACCTGATAGTAAAGTATTATATAAATTTTCTAAACGATTATTTCCGTTATTATTATTTTCAGTAACTACACTAAAATATTTTTGGATTTCGTTTTGGACAGGTAGAAAACCATGGCGAACAATATGCCCTCCTAAAGCGTTAACAGGTACTTGAGCTAATGTATTAATTCCTAAGTTATAAATACGAGTTGGTCCTCCAACTAAATTATTTATTTTATTAGCTAAATTTAATACAGTAGCACCTATTTTACCAATAAAACTAGTACCTGTTTTGTTAGTAGGTAATTGCTTAGTTTCAAGTCTTGGATTAGATAATTGTAATCCAACTTGTTTTGTGATAAATAATGGTCCTTTTGGAAAATCAGTTAAAAATTTACCAATACGTAAAGTATCTGTTATGCCAGCATTTAATGACCCAACACCACCCCCACGTATAAATCCATCATCAAATCTAGTCATACGAAAATTATTAAACCCTCTATCTACAGTATTAATATCTGTTACGATATATGGTTTAGTATCACCAGTACCACCGGTCTGACCAAATTTTAATGATTTTAAACTGGTATCTTTTAATTTTTCAAATAAAGACATTACAATTATTTAAATTGTTGATCTAAATATTTTCTTCCTTTAAGGCTTTTATATTTTGAATTGTTCAACTTATCAGCTTCGTCTAAATTAGAAGGATTTTTTGTAATAGCAGGTTGTCCTAAAGTAGATGATAGATTATGTAAAGTTGAAGTAGGTGCTTCAGCATTGAATTTAGGCTTTGCTCCTTTGTACCCTAAAAGCATTTTTGATAAATTGTCTAATAAGCTCATGTTATTGTGTTTTTGTATAAATATTTAAAATTAAGCTGATTTATATGATTTTTGCATTAATCCAGTTCCTACTACTTTAGAATCTAAATACACATCCCATTTCTTAGAATTTAATTGATTAACTGCGGAAGTTACTTCATTTATTGCTGAAATCATTGGAGTTAAATCTATTGATGGAGAAGACTTAACAGATTCTGTTTTTCCTCCACCTTGTCCTAAATCAGTTCCTGCAACTATAGTATCATTATCATTTAATGCAATAGAACCTTCAGGACCTACAATAGTACGTTTACCATATCCCGTAGGAGTTTGAACCATATCATCTGCTATATAAGTATACAATAAAGCTCCTAAACCTGCGGCCGCAGCTCCAGCTAATGCCCATCCAACATATGGAATTTTAGCTGCACTAGCAGCAGCACTAGCTACGGCTTCACCAATTGAAAGTTTAGCAGCAGTTCTGATAAATCCAACAACAGTTCTAAAACCTTTTATTAATCCTGGAATTTGGGAACCTAATATTGCTCCTAAAACCATACTCATACCAACAGTACTATCTAAAATTTTAGCTATCATATCTAAAAATATACCTAATGGACCTGCAACTAAATTACCAATAATACTTTGAAGTTTTTCCATTGCATTATTAAATTTAGTTTGAGCATCTTGGCGTTTTGCGGCTTCATCAGCTTCTTCTGCTGTAATTTGAGCTAATGATTTACCAGAAGCAATTGCTTGTTCACGTTTCATTAACTGATTAGCTAATTCATCTGATGTAGTACCTAATGCTTCTGCATATGATTTTTGGGCAATTACGTTCATTTGAGAAAATTTAGCTGCTGTCATTCCTTGAGCGGCTAATTCTTCTGCTACTGCTACTTGATCACCCATCAAAGCTGCTGCTCTAGCACGTTCAAGATTTAATTGTTGACCAGTTATTAATTCAGCTTTTAATTCACTTTCAATAGATGATTGAAAATCAAGTAATTTTTCACCTTGAGATTTTGCTTGTTCTAATGATGTACCTAAGGCTTTCGTTGCTACAACACCTTTTATAGTGTTTTCTAAATTATAACCCATATTAGCTGCTAGTTGACCCGTTACTTTAGAAGCTTCGGCCATAGCTGCTTTAAAAGGAACACCAACTCGTAAAGTATTACGAGTAGCAACATACCCTCGTAACATTGATTGATATGTTTCTTCAGATGATTTTCCTGTTAGTATTGAAGATTTATATATACCTGCGGCTTCTTCACCTGATAGCCCTAATTGTTTAGTTAATTTAATTTGAGTTACTAATGCATCTTCAGAATACTCCGTAACAAATCCCGTAGCAGTTGATAATTCATTAAAGGCTTCTGCTAAATTTTTAGTAGTAACATTCGCATTATTTAAATTAGAAGATTCAATAGCTGCAAAATTAGCTCGAACACGATCAGCATTATCAGCTCCATATCCTAAACTTTTAGATAATTGAGTTGATTGTACACTAGCAGCAAAAGCAGCTTTTAATAAACTTTGTAAATTAAATGAAGCTTTAAATGTATTATCTGCCAATAATGCAAATGCGTTTCCAGCAGCTCCAATTGCAATACCTAATATATTTCCTAAACTTGCGGCGTTCCCTCCGGCAGCTGCTATATTAGCAGCTACACCTTTAGCAATATCTAATACTTTAGCTGCATCCCCTGCTTTAAAGAATTGACCAATACCTGGAAGTAAGGTAATAGTCTTAAGCATTTTTTCAGTTAAAAATGTAGCATCTTCTACTTGACGAATAACTTCTAATTGTTTTTTAAGTTGATTAATTTGATCTTGTGATTCTTGGTTTCGCTGTTTTTCAGAATCAAGTATACTATTAATATTTTTAACTGCTTCTTTAGATAAATCTTTAGATTTAGAATTATCAGCTAATTGTTTTTTAAGTTCAGCTTCTAATACTTTATTATCATTTATTTCTTTTTGGCGATTTTGTGCTGCTTGAAGTGCACCTGCATTTCCTAATCTTAATTGATAATTTTTTTCATTTTCTAATAACCTATTATCATTAGCTAAATCTATAAGTTGTTTACTAAGATCTCTTTCTTTTGCTTTTGCAGCATTAAAATTAATACTTGCACTTATTTTATCTCTGATTAATGTTTTTTGAATATCAGCAAATTTTTTAGCTGCATCATTTGCTGCGGTTTCAGCTTTAGAAATAGATTGGGATAAATCTTTAGATTTTACTTGGAAATTAGCTATTTTTTCAGCGTTATCTGCAATTTGTTGAGATAATCTATTAGATTCACTAACTAAGTTTTTATACTCTCTTTCATCTCTTAAAAGTCCTCCAGTTAAGTCTTTCCTTTTTTCAAAAGATCTATTAATTTGATTACTTAAATCAAGTATTTCTTTTTGATTTGCTCTAATTTCCCGTTCTTTGTCTTCTGAATCGTACGCCATCTATAATATGATTATATAATATAAATATAAAAAGCACCTATTTTTTAGGTGCCTTATATGAATATGTAGGAGTTTGTTTAGAGGGGGTTATATTAGGTCTAGATATTTCTCCAGTATTGCCTTTATTTTTTAACTGATTTTGTTGTTTTTCAGCTTCTTCGGCTTGTTTATCGTAATATTCTTTTAATTTATTAAAAGTAAATCTACGAAGCCATAAAGGCATATTATAAACTGTTTCCCAATCATACCCTCCATTACCATGAAATACAATTTCATGAATTTGAGAAAATATTTGTACTCTATACTCCGGAGTCAGGCCAAAAAAAGTTAATACCAATTGGTACCGTTACACCCTCCTGTGTGTATTCATCTTTTTCTACAGTTATATCTAAATTAATATCGGGCATTGATTTTGCATAATACTCGCGGAACGCACGTGAATCTTGCGCAGTAAGATAATTATCGACAAACTCGCGTATGTCCTTAGTTTCGCGTGATCCCTCAACAGAAGTAATCATATACTTTAAACGAGTAGTTAAATCAAACGAATCATTTGGATATAATTTCTTTAATCCATTGATTTCTTGAGTGATTTTCTTTTCGTCTCCTCCTGTTAAAAATTTAAATGTAATGTTGTTTTTAGATTGGGGTAAAGTAAACATAAACTCATTTTTTCCTGAGGTGAATAATGATTGATCTACTTCTTTTTCATTTAATGTCGTTAAATCAATTATATAATCATCTTCAGCTCTAGTAGATGTATTAAAAAATCTAATAGGATAATCTTTACCGTATCCTAAAATACGAGCAGCAATTAAAATTGCATTTTTATCACCAACAATTAAATCATCAAAATTAATTGGAGTAACAACTAATGCTTGTAATAATTTATCAATAGCTGTTCCATTTTTGATATAATTCATGTTTGTTAATATATCTTCATGCTTTGCGGACATGTAAGACATTTCAATTTCTCCTTTAGATAATGGGTTTTCTGTTGAATATAATAAACCTTTTGAAGGGAGGGTAATAGTTTCAGTAGGTAATTTGAATTTTGGTTCCATATAACTGTTTTATGTTCTATATATAAATATACAAAAGAAAAACCCTTCAACAAAATGTCGAAGGGTTTCATTATTTTAATCTAATAATTATTAGTAGTTTAACACGCAATAATCCATTGCAATTGTTAATGATATAGAGGCAGCAGATTCACCTTGTGACCAATCATAGTCTCCAAAGTTAGCAGATTTAGCATAAGCACCTTTGATAATCCATTCTGAAACAACATCACCAACTGGTCCTAATACGTTTAATACTAAATCTTTCTTGTAAAAATCGGAATAACCATCACGACCTGTTACTGATTCGTGTGCTAAACGAGCCCACTCCATTACTGCTTGCGCACCTGATGGAGCGATTGGATCATAAAGTTCTAATGTCATGTCTTGCCATCTAACTTTACCTTTAATTTTACGGTAAACGTTGATATGATCTAATACGATTTCATTAGCTTCAAATTGTGGGGAAGCAGCTTTTTTAATTAAGTAAGCTGGGATACCGTCTATGTACATTATGAATCTGTTTTGAACCTTAGGTTCAAAAGCGGTAAACATAATCTCTGATGCGTCTAATACTGCCATTGTTTATATTCTTGTTTATTATAAATATCTAAATTTTAAATTTTTATTATACTGGGAAAGTAGCTCCGGTTGGTTGTAGAGTGAAATCCAAGATAATAAATTCAGCAGTTTTAGTAGGTTGAACATAAATTTGACCAACTAATTGATTACGATCAATTACATCTGCTGTATTGTTTGTATCGTCCATTATTACTTTGTAAGCATATAAACCTTGTCTTGATACAACTGATTCCATATATGGATTTACAGTTGATAAGAAACGATTACGTGTTACAGTAGTATTTTGTTCAAATACTAATTGACGAGAAACTGATGTTACAAAGCGCTTCAAGTTAATCAATAAACGACGAACATTAATACGATCTAATGAAGTTGCACGTTTTTGGAATGTTTTCTGGCCAAATGCTACAACTC